GGTGAGTACGAGATAGGAACTTTGATTCGCTTGTCAACTACGCCAGCAGATGTCTTTCTTGAAACAACGATGTTGTTGAACATCGTTCCGAATACAACGATATATCTGCGTAAATGTTCGTGGTAAAACTCGTGACCAAACATTAGTAATTATTTCCTTCTGAGAATGGATCCATTTCACTAAAGTCAAGAATACCTGACTGGCCATCAGCTTCAAATGTTTCATTCTGAGCCTGAACATCAGTTAATGTTACCGAAGTTGCAATAGCAGTATTGATATCAACATCGAGTTCAGCATATACTAGATCAATGTCTGGAACATTAGTATCAAATGTTTCATTATTAAATTCAAACAATTCGCAAGTTAGATCCCATGTTTGTAATGAACCTAGTTGATAGAATATGGCTTCGTGCTCGACGAACATAATCTTGTACATCTTACGAGTCAGTGGGAACCAGATTAGGTCGCCTTCTAGTGGGCGCACCATATTTAATTCTTTCGTAAGAATTTCAGCTGAAAAACTACGACGCGAAACAGTAAAGGTAATTCTGTCGCGAATCTCAAGACCGAACTTCGACATAAAGTCGCCTTCGCCCTCAAATCCATCGACGTTCTTAATATACATTTCGATAGGGTGAGCTACATTGTATGTCGCTAGTTCTTCTTCGCGGAATATAGTATCTCTGGCTACTATGCGCTTTGGTAGATAATACAACTCAATGCCGTAGATTTTAATTGATTCCACAACTAAATCTTCGATAAGATTTTGCTCCATCGAAGATTGAAAATTGTTAAAGAAAAAATTAGTAGTGGACATTAGCCAATCATATCCATATTTGGAAGCGAGTAGCTGTTTAGCATTTCTTCTTCCATCTTGGCAATTTCAGCAGCTGCGTCGTCTAAGATTTTTTCGCCGTTAAACTGAACACCGCCAGGAAGGTTTAGACCAGTAAACTTAGTTAGGTTTGAACCCCATTGATATTTAATTTTAGCGGTGCAATAATTCTGCAACCAGCGATCGCCCCAAGCATCAGTCCAAGTTTCTGGATCGACGACTTCGTATGCTTCTACGATAATGTAGTGCCCTTCGTCTACTTTATTCCAATCCATATCAATGTGTAAACGATCGCGATGACGTTCGTAGCGGATTGGCTGTTTACCAACCAACAATTCTTCTAAGAACTGAATGTGTTGCATAGCCATAAAATATGGCACCATTGACTGGCTGGTTAAAGTATACAAGTCATTCAGAGCAATCTGATAACGGATATTAAATAGGTTATTGGTATTGACTGCATCGCCGATGTCAAAGATATTAATCGCGCCGATAATGTTTTCGGGCATAGTAATATATTTGTTAATTTTATCAGCTTCGGTTACAAGATGCTTATAATAAGTTTTGTGTGAACCATCAAAGTGATAGTCCCAGAAATAACGAATGGACTCGTCAATACGATCTTCGACTTGGTCATCGTCGACGTTGATTTCAATAACTGGCTTGCCTAGCTTACGAAGGCAGTATTCTTTGAATTGAGCTCTGGTAGCAGGAACTGCCATGTGTATTCTCCGTGTTATCCGAGGATATTATCTCGAATATCCTTTATCCAGTATTTAGTAGCTTCGCCATTTTGTTTAATTCTATTGTATGTTGAAGCTGGCAGATAATCTTCGACTTGTTCGGCATAATCCAGATAGATATCGAACGGATATCCAAAGGTTTCTTCTGGATACAAATCCTCGTATTTTTTGATAGCTGGCATCCAAAAGTTAATTACGAAAGATTTAGAAGCCTTAATGTTATGCATTACTGTTTCTCTGGCTGAAATTGCAGTGCCAATTAACACGTCGTGCTTCATATTATATTTACGAGGTAGATCGGACTGTTGTTTGGTGTTCGTTAGTTCTTGTAATAACACACCATCAACAGTAGGAATTTCTTCAACCTTATCCATATTTACAGCAAAGATATTAGCATCAAACGTGCTATCGTTTCTGGGAAGCCCGATCATGTGATACATGCTTAGTCGTTTGTTATCACCATAGACACGAGGTTTACTAATTGCTAGTTTGTGAGTTTCTAGAAAATCCATAATTTCATTTGTAAATGGATCTTTAAGAATCAATGCGCCAGCTGAAACAACAAAATGTTTTCCGTTGCTATTAAGACCAGCCAATACGTCTATCGTAGAACTGACAGTATTGTTTTGATCCCAATCGTCAACTACAAACACTTCTGTTCCGCAGAAGTTAGTGACCAGTTTGTCATAGTCTTTGAATATCTCAAACTCAGAACTCTTGTGAATGTTCTCTTCGTACATTTTATTGTACTTGTCAACTTGAGATCTTGGCACCAAAACTACTAACTTATCATGTGAAGAGTTCTTTAGGGCTGATTTGATTGTTAGAAACGAACCGTGATGCGTTGCTATAATAACTAAAGTTTTCATTCTTTGTGCTTGTATGTTTCTTTCATGTGAGTAAAATACTTATCGATTCGTTCCTGATAGTTGTCGTGATAAACGCAAACAAATCCAGATTCAGTATGCGAAAACAAAGCAGCGAGTTTGTTGTAAAGCGTATCCTTGACGCCACAGCGGTCAAGAGCATTGTATACATTCTCAAACGTTCCGCGACCCTTACGTTCTTTTAGATCGATAAGACCAAGTTTCTTTCCTAAGATAGTAGCTGATAATCCAGTTTCAGAACTCATACAGAAGTATGCTTTGTCGCATTTCTTTAGAAGCGGATACAAAGCAACGTCGTTGTTAATACACTTATCGCCCCAACGTTTCATTAGCATGGTCTGCCAGACTTTAGCAGTAATTGGATGCAACTTAACATAAGCTCCATTCGCAACTAACTCGTCAATTTTCTCCATGTCGCACCATCCGCCCTCTTTAGTCAGCAGATTAGTTCCAGGAAGAATTACAATTTCTTTTACAGGAAGATCGCTTTCTTCATCAAGCAAATACTTGTCAGTTAGATTAGCTTTTAGTTTAGCAAGAATAGCATGACCTTCTTCGGTTGGTCCTTTTTTAATCACATTAATTAAATTCTCAACAGAAATCGTAGAGTTGCATGGCGAAAGCATTACAACCTTAGTCAACAAGTCTGTATATTTGTAACCATGAATGCGATCTTTTGGTGATTCGTACGAGATATCGTATTCAACTTTTACACCATTTATATTCTTAGGAATCAAATTAGAGATGTTCGCTAGTTCATCATTTTCGTCAGAACGAAGCGCATTTCCAGTTTTCATAAAGTGTGTAACTGAGTCGCCGAGCCATTCGTTCGACGACATGTACATAAACGGTTTCTTTTTTGCCATTACAAAATCCTCGATTATTTTTCTAAATCTTTTACTCGTTTTTTCAACGATTTGATTTCTTTCTCGATATCAATCATTTTTTGTAGAACTACTTCTACGAAAGATTCAAGTTTGCGGTTTACCATATCGACGTTCACTGGAGCGCCATTTTCATCGGTTTGTATGTTCATAATATTCTCCTTTTCATACTATATTTATTACGTGCTTCTAGAGGTTTGGAAGCTGGTTGTTGTATTATATGCAGTCGTCGTGCTTCTAGAAGTTGATCGAGATGTTTCTTCAGAAATTGATTGCTTACCATCCAAGAACGTTGTAAAATAAAATGTTGCGTATACTGTTGTCGTGGACCTAGTTGTGTTAGTCGCCTGAGAAGTATCATATATTGTTGTAACGCTCTTACTACCACCATAAAAATTTGAAAGTCTAATAATTCCTGACGTAGGAATGTTAGCGTTAGCTGCCGTATTTGGCACCAATCCGCCACCACGATAATACTCATTCAAAGCGATCGGATTAGATCCTCCGAATTCGGTTTGAATTTGAGCAAGAGTAATTGTACCTGACGTTTGTAGTGGCATTTATCGTTACTTTAGTTGTTCTTGCGCTTGTTGCATCAATTTACGCAAAATTGGATCTGCTATACGATGTGGAATTTCTTGTAGCGAAGCCATCACTACGTTCAGTTCTTGAACCGTTACGCGAAGCGACACTTCTGGTTGTTGGTTTTCAATCAATTTTGA